GATGGCAGCGCGGGCTATACGCGGCATATCGGCAATGCGGTCAAGAAGATTTTGACGATTCGAGATGAGGAGGGCAAGCCGCTTTATACTATCTACAAAGAGCGGCCGGACTCGCCACATAAAATTGACGCGGCGATGGCCGGGATTTTGAGTTGGGAGGCTCGCGGCGATGCGCTGGCGGCGGGGGTGACTGGCAAGGAATCGGTGTATGAGAAGCGGGGGCTGAAGATGCTATGACCGGGGACGATCTGATTCGTTTGCGGCCGTCGCAGCCAACAGGGGAGCCAGCGGTGAATGGGCCGGACATGTTGGATTTTGATGTATACTTGATGGCGCGGCGGCAGGCGCTGGCGGAGGAGTTGCGGACTGTGGAGGAGATTTGTATCAGGCGACGGCTAATTACCCGGCTGCTGTGCGCGCCGGGAAGGGATAGATGAGTTATGAATGATGTGCAGGAGTTCGCTAATATCATTGGCGCGATTGCGGAAATACAATTTAGGTTTTCTCCTGATCGGTTCCCCCCGGCTCGGCTTGTCGAGGTCGGTGAGGGGACGGTAGTGGTTTTTCCGGTTTTGGAATCGGAGGACCTGTGGGCCGTTGAGCCTAATTGCGGCGAGCTGCCGGATTCCGCACTCTGGCCACCAGAGGATTATGTCCAGATGCGGCGTTACCGGTTGAGAATCAGGACGGGTTTCTACGACGCCAGCTTTGGCTATGGCGAGCGGGTCAATGTGATCGCCTGGCACGATTGGGGTTTTTCGCCGGAGAGGGATTGGGACACTCCTCATTTGGCATATTTTGATTGCCAATACTGCCGGCACCGTATTGGCTACGACAAAAATTCGCCGTTTATGTCAGATATTTACTGCCCACGTTGCGGGCGCGATAATCCCAGGCCGGTTGACACATAGACTATTGTCAATATAATGTAGACAACTGAATATCGTTGTGAGATTACTCGCGGCGCGGAATTCCAATGATGGATTCCGCGCCGCTTTTGTTTTCATGGCCCAGCATTTTGATGACATTTTGATTTTTAGCGGCCTGGCCTCTCTATTTACTGGTACATGGCTCATATTTCCTCCTGCTGCCTGGATTGTTTTGGGGTTGTGCCTGTTGTCTATTGGCCTGGCGGCGGCGCGGGGTAGGGAGAGATGAGTTTGTTTGGTGACTTGTTGGGGAGACGGCCACAGGCGGCCGCTTTACCGCTCACCGACGCTCGCCCCTGGCGCGAGATGGGCATCATTCGCGGGTCGAGCTCGGGGATCAGCGTCACTCCGGATTCGGCGATGACCTATTCGGCGGTTCTGGCCTGTGTCCGGGTGCTGGCGGAGACGCTGGCCTCGCTGCCGCTGATTGTCTATGAGCGGCAGGGGAAGCGGAAGGAAAGGGCCAGAGACTTCCACTTGTATCCGCTGCTGCATGATGAGCCTAATCCCTGGCTGACATCGTTTGAGTTTCGGGAATTGTTGCAGGTGCATCTCCTGCTCTGGGGGAACTGCTACGCTGAAATCGAATACGATGGGGCGGGGCGGATTCTGGCACTGTGGCCGCTGCTGCCCTGGAAGATGCGGGAAATTAAGGCGGAGGGCGGGGAACTCTTCTATAAGTACGAGACAGAGAACGGCCGTGTCGTGACCCTTCCCGGCTGGCGTATCTGGCACATGAGGGGCATTTCGTTTAACGGGGTGATCGGCTATGCCATTTCGGAATTGTCCAGGGAGCCGATTGCCCTGGGCCTGGCGGCGGAGAAATTTGGCTCTACATTTTTCGGCAATGGGGCCATGCCGGGCGGGGTGTTGGAGCATCCGGGGGTGTTGGGGGACGAGGCGATCAAGCATTTGCGGGATAGCTGGACGGAAGTACACGGGGGCCTTGGCCGGGCGCATAGGACGGCCATCCTGGAGGAAGGTCTGAAATACCACGCGACAGGCGTTCCTCCGGAGGAAGCGCAATTTTTGGAGACGCGAAAGTTTCAGCGGACGGATATTGCCGGGATCCTCAGAGTGCCTCCGCACATGATCGGCGATTTGGAACATGCCACGTTTTCGAATATCGAACACCAGGGAATAGCCTTTGTGGTCCACACCATGCGGCCCTGGTTTGTGCGCTGGGAGCAGTCCATTCACGCCAGGCTGATGACCAGGGCGCAACAACAGCAATATTTTGCCGAGTTCCTGATTGATGCGCTTTTGCGCGGTGACATTTTGAGCCGGTATCAGGCATACGCCGTTGGCCGGCAGTGGGGTTGGATGTCGGCCGATGACGTGCGCGAAAAGGAAAATATGAACCCGCTGCCGGCGGGGCAGGGGCAGACATATCTAACGCCGCTGAATATGGTGCCGGCAGATGAGCAGCCACAGGAGCAACAGGCGTTGGTGGCTGCCAATCCTCACTATCGACTATTGGCAGAGGAGGCAGCCGGGCGGGTAGTGCGCAAAGAAATTGCGGCCATGAGCCGGGTATCGGAGCGGGTGAATGGCGATGCTGACAGTTGGGAAACGGCCGTTACCGACTTCTTCACGACACACGCGCCGTTTGTTTCTCAGACCATGCGGATTTCGCTGGATTCGGCCGTTTCATTTTGTAATGGCGGCAAGTGGGAATTACTGACAGAGGGCGCGGGCTGCATGGCTGATTGGCCCACGCGCCGGGTAAAGAGATTGGCAGATATGGCGGTGAATGATGAGTGACGGATTTACGAAAGGCGGGATTGTGCCGCCTTTGACACGGTGGCAACTGGAAGAGGTGGGGCAAATCACGGGACTATTTACTCATTTGGCCAGGGATAGAACGGTAATCGTGAATACATCCGGCAGGGAACTGGAAGCCGTCGAGGTGGCTGGCGCGATCGGGCGGCTGGTAAACGAAAAGTTTGGGGTGAATGATGAGTAAACGAATGGCGCGAGTGAGAATTACAACAGACCTGATTTTGCAGGCGTTACACTTCCCGGCCGGGGCGCGGGTGCTGGCCTGCTACGGCGAGCGGGCGGCCTATCCGGGTGATATTGAATTGGTTGTGGAGCATGATGAATTGCCGGAAGTGGCAGAGGGCGGGGAGGCCCCGCTGATGAAGCCGGTGATTACTATCTACTATGAAGGCGACGCAATCCCGGCTAATGGCCGGGTGCATCTTGCGCCGCTGGTAATCATCGGGTTTGAATGGGGTGAATGATGAGTGACTTTCAATACACACGAGTTCTACAACAGGTTATTTCTACGCCCTGGGCGATTTTGCCGGCGAAGCTGGTAGTGATTCGGGATCTGCTGGCGATTCGGGCCAGCGGGCAGCGGTTGACGGATGAGGAGATCGCGGCGGAGATGAGGCGCGAGGATACGCGGGGCCAGGAGGTTAAGGCGGCCCGCGGCGATGCTCTGTATGAGCAGCGCGGCGATACGGCCGTTTTGCCGCTGGTCGGCACGATCATCCCGCGCATGTCATTTTTCCGTGAATCGAGCGGGGCAGTGTCAGTGCAGCGATTTACGACCGCTTTTCGGGCGGCCATGAAAGAGCCGGATATTAGCAGCGTCATCATTGAGGTAGACAGCCCGGGCGGCCAGGTGGACGCGGTTGAGGAACTCTCTACCGAGATTTTCAAGGCGCGGGGCACTAAGCCGATTACGGCCGTTGTCAATACGATGGCAGCTTCGGCGGCCTACTGGATTGCGACGGCGGCTGATGAGATGGTTGTTACGCCGAGTGGTGAGGTTGGCAGCATCGGGGTGTTTGCGATGCACCAGGATGTATCGGAGATGGCGGCCATGCAGGGCGTGAAGGTGTCGTTAATCAGTGCCGGTAAATACAAAGTCGAAGCCAACCCGTTTGAGCCTCTTACTGATGAGGCACGGGAGGCGATACAGCAGCGGGTGGATGAGTATTATGGAATGTTTGTTTCGGCCGTGGCGCGTAATCGGGGCGTATCTCGCTCCGCTGTGCGCGGCGGCTATGGTGAGGGCCGCATGGTTGGCGCGAAGGAGGCCGTCGCCTCCGGGATGGCTGACCGTGTGGGCACGCTGGACGAAACGATTAGCAAGCTGGCAAGCGGCCGTCGCCGTAAGCGGGTGAGCAGTATGGCAAAAAGAAAAATAGAGTTGGCGAAAGCCAAAGGAGCTTGAAATGGCTAATCCTATGCTGGATTTGAGAGAGAGACGGGCCACTGCCATTGCTGAGGCGGAGGCGTTGGTTATGGCGGTCGAGGGCGATGATCGCGATTTTACTGAGGAAGAGAGCGGGCAGTATGACGGGCTGTTGGCGGAGGCCACTGGCCTGCAATCCCGGATTGACCGGATGGAATCTATGACGGAGATGCGCGGCGGGCTGAATGGCACGGTGCAGCGGTCGGCACCGTCGCAACTGAAATTGCGGCGCGGCGATGATGAGACCAAGGCGCTGGCTCATTTTTTCCGCACTGGCGATAAGGGCGCGGTTTCTCATTTGGTATCGGCCGATGAGACGGGGCGGCAGAGCGTGAGCCTGGATATTCCGACAGCGGCGCAGATGCGGAAAACGAAAATGATGGCGGCGGCTGTGGATTCGACCATGAATATCACGACTGATGCTGATGGTAAGGACCTGGTTCCGATTGGCTTTGTGCGCGACATCGCACTCCGCAAAAACGAGATGATGCTGGCTGAGAGGCTCGGATTGCGTCGTGTGCCGGGCAAGGGCACTACGGTTAACTATCCGATTGAGGATGCCGATCCGGAGGAGTTCGCCACCACCGCCGAGCAAACGGACGCGCATGATGTTTCCTACGAGCGCGACGCGGGGGTGACTGACCTAAAGGCGTTCACCCTGGTCAAAAAGACCAGGAAAATAGACCTAACTGAGGAGCTGCTAGAGGACAATGATGTAGACCTCAACGACTACATTAGCGACAGGATCGGCCGGCAGATGGCCGGGACGCACAATGCCATGTTGATCGCTGAGGTGGCGGCTAATGGTTCGACGCTGAAAACTTTTGCGGCGGCAGCAGCGATTGCGGCCGGGGAACCGGAGGACGTGGTTTTTAATGACACGCTTTCCTATTACCTGGATGACGGCGGGTCGGTGGCCTGGGTGATGCGGCCGACCACATTCGGCAATATTGCATCCATTACGGGCAATGCCCGACTTTATGCCGAGACACCCGCCGGCGGCTTCAATCGCACGCTGCTGGGCTACGGGGTGCATTACTCTAATAAGGTCACGGCCACGGCGGCCAGTGCCAAAGACATCTATTTCGGCAACTGGTTCTATGTCGGCTACCGGGAAGCGCCGACGTTGCGCTTCATCATGGATCCGTATTCGGTGGATGGCCTGGTGATTCTGAAATATTCGTTCCGGGCTGTGTATGGTGTTTTGCAAGCGGGCGCAATCGGATTTGGGGTTCATCCGAGCGTCTGATAGTGTTGGCGCGCAAACATTATGATTAGAACGGTGCAGGTATTCACGCCGGTTTACCGGCTCGAGCCGGAGACCATCGAGGCGGTTTTCCGCCTGGAATGGCCGGGGCCGCTTTCCTGGATTTTCCAGCGGGATAATCCGGCCGATGGCAGCACGGCGGGCGGGGGCCGGGCGAATACCTTGCACCAGTATCAGAAGGCCAGGGAGCGGTTTTTGTTGGGCAGTGACGACGCGATGTTGGTGATCGAGAGCGACATCATTCCGCCGGCGAATGCGCTGGTGAAACTGGCCAACCTGGATGCCGACTGCGCTTATGGCGTTTACCGGTTTCGGACATCGAACATCACCAACATTTTTGAAAAATACGACGCCAAGCCGCGCAACCTGGGCGAATCGCTCAGCATCCATCCGCGCAAACTCCTCGCTGCCCGCCGCCGGGTGCGGATTCCGTGCAGCGGCGCGGGCCTGGGCTGTACGCTGATCAAGCGGCATGTCCTGAAGGCGATCCAATTTCGCTTTGAGGGCGAGCGCGGGGCGCACTGTGACACATTTTTTAATCGTGATGTGCTGCAAGCCGGCTATTCGCAAATGGCGGATATGTCGGTGATTTGTGGGCACAAGAATGAGGAGGGTGAAATTTTATGGCCTTTTTAGACATCCTCACCCGTCATTTGCCAGATCGCAAATACATGTACCGGGCCAATCACGCCTGTCTGCAGGCGCAAAGCGATCCGGATTATTGTCACTGGACGCTGGCTGATGAGGAGCGGCGCGGCTGGCAACATGCGGCGCGGCTGCTGGCAGAGGTGGCTCCGAAGCTCAGGAGCGAATATGTCCTGATTTTGGACGATGACGATTTGATGATCAACGCCGATGGTATCTGTCTGCTGAAAGAGGCGGCACGAGATACCGAACCGGCGGCGGTTGTCTTCCGGGGCTGGCATGGCGATCTAGGAATCTTGCCGGGGCCTAATGGTTGGATGAGACGGCCGTTTATGGGCGGTATTGGTTCATTTGATTTTATTGTGCGGCGAGATGTGTTTCTTGAGGTGGTCCAGGAATCCGTCAACGGCGGCTACTGCAACGATTTTGCCATCATTGACGGCGTGTTTGAGCGTAATTTGCCGGTGGTGTGGCTGGACGCGCTGATTTGTGCGGTGATGAAGAGGAGTAGGGGCAAATGAGCGAGGAGAAGCTGAAAATTAAAGCGGTTTGGGAAGTGGATCCGAGTAAAAAATACATCATCCAGCTCACCGGCCATATAACAGAGGAGGGGTATCGGTTCGCTAAGGCCAATATCGAGCGGTGGCTCGCCGACAAAAATGCGCCTTTCGCACTGTTTGAGGACGATGTGCTTTTTGAGTGCATTGGCGACAGAGAGGACGGCGAGCCAAATATTGAGGTGAAGCGGCCATGAGAATCGCTATCTGCCTCCCCACCAAAGGCCGCGCCAGTCAAATGAAGGAGCGGGTGAACCACTTGCTCTTGCAGCCGCTGCCGGATGGGGTTGATTTGATTGTCTCGCTGGCGATTGTGCGCGATGACACCGAAACGCTGCGGGCGGTCAACGAGGTGATTGACCAGTGGTATGACAGTGACGTGACGGTGCTGCTCACTTTTCGGCCGCTCAACTCAACGGCCGTTGACGGCTGGAACCGGGCGTATACGGCCGTTGCCGATATTTCTGATTGGTTTGTTTTGGGGGCGGACGATCTGATTTGGGGTGATGGCTGGCTAGAGGCGGCGATGGAATTGTTTGCGGCCGGCGAGGTGATCGGCCTCAATGACGGCCACACCGACCTCAATCAATATGCGCCGCACTATATGGCGAGTGCGGCATTTTGCCGGGATGTGTTGGGCGGCTGCCTGGTTCCGCCGATTTACCAATCGTGGTGGTTTGACAGGGAGGTCTGCGAAATTGCGAAGGCCTTGGAGGTTTATGTGCCGGGCTGGTCGGTGATTGTGGAGCATACGCACCCGGACTGGAAAACGGCGGAGATGGATGATACCTACAGCCAGGCGAAGCCGTTGCACGACGTTGACCGGGCTTTATATTTGCGCCGGCAGCGGCTTGGGTTTCCGGCTGTGAAAGGAAATGAATCATGAAGAAAGTGAAAGTACTCAGGAGTTTTGTGGCGGTTACACCGGATGGTAAGGTCCGGGCCTCTGCCGGCGACATCATAGATATGCCGGACGGGGTTGATTGGCTGCCGGCGGGGTTTGTGGAGTTGGTTGAGGAAGAGGCGGCTGTCGCACAGGTAGAAGAGAAGCCGTCCACGAAGGCCACGAAGAAGAGCACGAAATAATGGCCTTGCGACTTGTTACCGCGCCGGCGGCTGAGCCGTTGGATTTAGAGCTTGATGCCAAGCCGCATTTGCGGGTTGATTTTGATGACGATGATGCCTACATAGGCGGGCTGATTACGGCCGTTCGTGAGCATATTGAAAAAACGGAGATCTCTTCGGCTTTGATTACGCAGACGTGGGAGCTGGTGTTGGACAATTGGCCGGGGGTGGAATTGAGGCTGCCTAAGCCGCCGCTGCAGTCGGTGACATCCATTACCTACCTCGACATTGACGACAATCCGGCGGTCACGGTGGATTCTTCCGCCTACCTGGTAGACGCTGATTCCTGGCCGGGCCGGATATACCTGCGGGATGGGCAATCCTGGCCATCGGTGACTTTGCGGGAAATCGGCGGCGTGGTGATTCGGTTTGTGGCCGGCTATGGGGACGCTGATGATGTGCCGGCACCGATTCGCCAGGCGATGCAGCTGATTCTCTCCGACTGGTACGAGAATCGGGAGAACACGCTGATTATGTCCGGCGTGGGCGTGCTGCCACCGTTGCCG